TTTTGATTATTCATTTCGGCGTTATAGTAAAATGCCACATCAATATCATCTTGAATTGGTGGCGGTCGAATTACAACTTCTGGCACAGCATCAAAAACGAAAAATGGTCTTGCTGGTTGATTTTGATCGTCAAAATAGTTCATGGAAATAAATCCTGGTTGAAAATAGTCTGTTAGTAAACGTTCAGTATCATTGTCATTTTGAATAAATTGTAGGATTTCATACTCAGACAAAAATTCAATAGATGTGTAGGGACTTTCGTCAAATATATTTGTAATTGCCTCATGAATTTCGTCACCATACGAATACGATGTTGCTAGGATGTCCCCATCAACAAATTCTTTGTGTGGTGAACAATAAATCATCAAAATAGCACGGTGAATGCCCGTTTCATGATTTACTTCTCTTAGTAGAGAAACATCAATTTCGCCATAATAGTTTCCATATCCCCTATCCATATAGTCTAAAAGACTGCTAATGTGGATTGGTGGATTGAAAATGTATTGTCTTTCAGGACTGTCTAATGGAAATAAATCACCCAAGCTATACCAAAGATCCCAATTATCAATTTGGGTTGATTGGACTTCATGCATAACATTTCCAGTGTGGTAATTTTCCGTATTGTTGATTTGACTATTTCTCGCACTTCGCCTTTCCACCACAAAATTAGACTGATTGTGTTCAGCAGCTTGTCTAAGAATTTCACGAAAATTTCTTTCTAATTCGTATAAGTCCATTTTAATAGTCATAATTTTAATAAATAAGATAGTAGGACTATCAAATTTATTTTTTAGAATTGGTATTTTCTAAATAGTATAAAACTTAATAATACACATAAAAAAATTATTATAACTAATTTTCTTGAAAAATAATCAATATTTTTATTTTGAAAATGTTCATCTAAACATTGTTGTATATCAATTCCAGGAACACTATATCCTTGTAAAATACCACTAAAAGCGATAGGGTTTATTTGTGTTGCTTGATTTAATAAACTTGGAATTAATCCATTCATATTTTCAATATATCCTAAATTTATACCCGGACTATTGTCTAAATATACATATTTGCCTTTATAACACAAGTCTCCGTACCAAATATGATTTTTTTGTCTACACTGTTGTTCGTTATCGTTTGTTTTACAAAATCCAGTTTGAGCAAAATAACTACTGCTTCCTGTGCCAGTAGTAGGCTTATTAAAAAATGGATCATTGTATGGTGGAGATTGATAGCTTGCTTCTAAGTTTAAACCTAATCCAAATTCTTTAGCCGTTATCTGTCTATTTTTTTCCATTTGAGCGACTGCTTCTTTTAGTGTATTTAGTTTGTCAGCATTACCAACTGGATCTTGTTTTAATTGAATAATTTCCCTTTTTAAATTTAGATAAACATCTGAAAATGGATTATTACTCATAGGTTGATCACTTACACCTGCTCTACTACTGCTATTTGGATTAGCATCCATTAATAAACTATTTAATTGTTGTATAAGAATTCCTATATTATTTGTAAGTGCTTGAATATTTCCTCTACGACTAATACCTAGATTTACTGGATTATAATTATTTATAACAAATTGTTGATAATCCCATTGTAAATTAACCCATGGATAAACTCTAGGACCTAGTAAATCAGCTAACCAACGCTCCCTTACTACATTTTTACACCATCCATTAGAACTTCCCCCCAATTGGTCACATTTAGCTGTTTCTGACCATAGTCTATTCATAAAGATATATTTATAGAGGAGAGAAATATTTAGTATATCTTAATTTATTCATCGAGACGTCATCAATTGGTTCTTTAATAATTTCATCAAAGCTTTTATTCCCAAGTAAAAAATTATCTATAAAATTAATTGAATACATACCACATTCTGTATTTTTAAATTGATGTTGAATACAATTTTTAAATCCCTTAAATGACATATCAATTAAATTATTATTTTTAATCGGTGTATCAAGCTTAAATACAAATTTATCATCTTTTAGTTCAATATCTTCTACAGTGGCTCTTTCATTATCATTTCCAATAATTTTGATAGATGATAATAGATTATTAATTGCTTTATTAATATTAACATTAATCCAATTAATAATGAACTGGTCAATATTTAAAGTTTTATCATGAATATGGGCTATTAATTCATCTAATCCAGGAATAATAGCATAATGTTCTTTTTTAGATATATCAATAATTTCTAATATAGTGCTAATAATTTTACCTATAAGTTCATAATTATATTCCATATGAATATCATATTTTCGTTTTACTGGCAATAAATAACAAAATCTATATAAAATAAAATTATTATTTTTTAATAAAAAATTACATAGTTCTGTCATAGTTATTTCATTATTCACAATTCTTAATGGATATTCTTTTTCATTTAAATTAAATTTATTTTCTAAAATTAATTGATTTCCTTGACTAATAATTCGTTTAACTAATTTAACTATTTCACTGGGATAAGATCTTGCTACACTATCATAATAGTAGATTTCCCCTTTTTTAAGATCTGTAAATAATGCTGTCCAGTGACTTCCACTTTCATCGTGTTTATCCAGATTAAATACGGCACCTAATCTAAATATATTTTTATTTATATATTTTTCAATTTCTAGAGAACATAACTTTCGGTCTACACAAATACGATTACTTACACCCATTGGTGATATTTTAGTGTCAAAATCGATAGGTGAAACTGTTAAAAATTTAAAATCAGAAAAGGCATCATTATATTGATTAAGTGAATCTAATATATTATAAGTATTTAACCAAGTTTTTTTATTATTTAACCATTTCTTAGGAACAAGCGGTCTAAAATTTTCTTTTATTTTATCCTTTATTTCACTAAAAATTACAGCATCTGATAAACAATAATCTTTTTTACAAGAGATTTCATCATCTAAATTTTTTATTAATAAATTTAATTTTTCATTTGAAGGTATATCTTCATTTATTTTTATAGTTTTTTTTTCATTATATATTTTAACCATTTCATTAATAAGTTCTTCATCTATACAGCTATTTTCTACTTTTTTGTCTTTTGATAATAATTGTTTTGGACTACAATAAGACATATATTTGTATATGATAATTTTTTTTAAAAACTTCTAAATATAAAAATAAGCCAAAGATTTTATTTATAGAATAATATAAACAAATGCCACAACCTTTACATTTAGACACTGTTGACAACTTTAAAGGGTCGTTCGTAGAGGCACTAGATAAAATCACTCAAATACCTAGTCCAAATAGCACTATTTCATTGGGTGAAAATGGAAATCCGGAAATTTCATTAGAGGAAATGTCTAAAAAAGCAGAAGGAACGCTAGTTTCTATTTATGGGGGTCTTATGCGTGACAGTGATAGCACACGAGTTTTTAATCTTATTAGTTCATTTATGAAAAATATAGAAGATTTGGATGATAATAAACGTGCTGAATATGCTCGTTATTTGTTATGTTTAATTTTTTATACACGTGATTGTCGTGGTGGAAAAGGAGAACGTAATATATTCCGTAAACTATTAATAGGTAGTTATCAATATTTTCCTAAAACAATTGAAGCTCTTGTTCAGCACATTCCATTTTATGGATATTGGCGTGATTTGAATGAAATATTATTGGAAACATATAAGGAAGAATACAAAGAAATAAAAATGTTTGTTAATTTGCGTAATGTAATTTATTCTATTATGGCTGATCAATTGAAAATTGATAGTGATAATTATAATTTATTTTTATTAGATCAACAAACTGCGGTACAAAAGGGTGAGCCATTTCAACATAAATTACACCTTACACTATTAGCAAAATGGATTCCTAAAGAAGGTAGTAGTTATGACCGTAAGATAAAAGCAGCGAAAGAACTTGCTATTCGTATATTTCCTACTGAATTTAAAACAGATTTTCGTATGGCATTAAAGTCTTATCGTAAAATGATTTCAGCACTTAATCAAGCAATTCATACTACTGAAATACTTATGTGTCAAAAGCGATTTAGTGAAATTCAATTTAAACTTGTTCCTGGAAAATGTTTAACAAAATATCGTCGAGCGTTTTTAAATCAGGAATTAAAAGGAGAAAATATTCGTTTTCCTTTAGATAATGACCGTATTGCTTGTAGACAAAATTTACTTAAATATATGGATGATATAAAAAATGGTAAAAGGAAGATTAATGCCAATCAATTATTTATTCATGAAATAGTTGAAAAATATTATAATCATATTATGGGAATAAACCAACTTCTTGATGAGGAAATAGAACTATATGAATTATGTTGGAATGAAATAACAAAGGTTTATCAAGAACAAATTAATCGTGGAGAAATTTCTTTACAAAATGGAATTATTCTAGCGGATGTTAGTGGTTCAATGAATGGAATACCTATGTTTGTATCAATCGCATCGGCTATATTTATAAGTAATTTAATAAATGATCCATTTAGGGATAGATTTTTGACATTTGATACAAATCCGCAGTGGTTTAATATTAACCCTAAATTGAAACTTATTGATAAAGTTAGACTAGTGATAAATAGTCCATGGGGAGGTTCTACTAATTTCGAAAAAGCTATGAATTTAATTTTAGATACGGCGGTAGCTTATAATTTAAGTCAAGAAGAAATGCCTAAATGGTTTCTCGTTGTAAGTGATATGCAATTTGATAATGCTAATAGTAATGCTAAGTGGGATACAATGTACGAACATATTCAGGATAGATTTACTAGTGTTGGTATTAAAATCTGTGGTAAACCATATGATATGCCTCATATAATATTTTGGAATGTGCGTGGTAATACAAATGGATTGCCAGTTATAAGTAATCAACTAGGTTGTCAATTAGTATCTGGTTATAATATTTCTATATTAAAAGAGATTTTTAAAAACCAAGATTTAAGTAAAATATCTCCATGGACAAGTCTAGAATCAACTTTAAATAATTCACGATACGATTTAATTAAAAATACAGTGACATCTATTTCTGAAAAGCCGTATTTTGAGTGTTTTAATCAACAACCAACACCCATGAAGG